GCCCAAAGGAATACCTTGGGCGGTTGTGTAGATCGGATTTGAACTCGTGCCAGTGATGACGGTGTGCTGGACCAGGCGTAGGGTATCTTGGTATGCAAACTGCGTGCTTCCGTATTCGTGTACGATGTCAAGCTGCTTGATGGCTGGCAAGTACATTTTTGTGCCTCCAGATATGACTGGAAGCGTTTGAACGCTGCTAAAAGACCTTCGAGTCTGGTATGTGCCGCTCATTGTGTAAAATGAGTATGCGGACTCGTTTACACGGGTAAAGTCTTGAAATACGATGAACCCGCGATCCTGGTACATCCTAAATCCGAAACAGACGCAAATATCATTGATCACCTCTCGGTAGCTCCTATACTCTTTGTTCTCATCATAGTAAAAGAGCGCGTGCCTTGAGAGCGTGTTGTAAAGTCCGTCGTATTGGTACGGGAAGGTCTCAAGTCCTTGTCGGGTAGTCTCACTGACCGCAATGCCATCAAAAAATCGGTGCAAGTCCAAGCGCGTGAAAATATCGCCAAGTTGCACAATGAGGCGCTTGTCACCTGAGAAGGTGTACATCGAAGAACTGAGGTCAAGCTTGTAAAAGCCGTCGGCCGCGATGATCGTCATGTACCTCGCTCCGTTGATGACCTCAATGGTACAGGCGCTTGGAGTAATTGTTCCAGCCCATTCTTTGGACAAACCCTTCCAGAGTTCCATGTAAAAAATACCGTCCGCGTCTCTGGCCACTTGCTCGAGAGCCGGAGCAAAAGGGAAGGTGCTCAGAACTGCGCTGATCTGGAATCTGCTCGGGACTATGCCTGGGATGTATGCGTCCTGAGCGTCGTATGTGACGGACCAGTCAGCCGTCTCAAATTCAAAGGGGTTGTAGCTGATCTGATCGGTGTCAGCAAATATCTTGATCGTGTAGCCCTGTGATTCGGACCATGCGAAGCGTTGCTTTGCCATCAGCGCGTGGATTTTAATACTCGACCCACCCGTCCGTTGGTGGCCTCAAGGTCGAATCCTTTGATCGTTGCGTTTAGGTTGAGAACTCCGTTCTCGCCGAAGAGGTTGCCGAGTCCGGTTCCCTGACTGATGGCTCCGAAGGCTGCGCCGAAGCCGCCTCCAGTCACTGCCGAGAAAACTGCCGCGAGCGCGGTGGTGGTGGCAAGTGCAACGGCCATCTGCTTCACGTAGTCGATGAGTGCCTTCTGGAGCACCTCAAAGAAGTTCTCGCCGTTCATGATGGATGCCTCAAAGGCTTGGCTCAAAATCGCGCCGAACTCTGCACCAACGGCCGAAGCTGCGCGAAGGGAGTTGCCTGTCTCGTTGATGCGCTCGATCAGTGGAACGAGCTCACCTTCCATCATGTCAACCTCTTTCTGCCTGTTTGTTGGTTTTCTTGATGGCCTCACCGGAGTTCTCTGCGCTGACCACAAGAGCGGCGCCGAGTTTGGGAGCTGCGATGGTAGCTTCCTCCATCACTGCATTTGCCCCCTCAAGCGCTTTGAGGTAGATACGGGTCTCTGCGCCCGCTGCGCCCTGTGCATAGCTCGCAACGTAGGCCAGCTTTTGCCACATGCTCAGGTGTGAGCTGAGGAGCTTCTGGATCGCGCCAAGTCCTTCGGACAGGAAGCCCAGAAACCCAGAGTACACCGGGAGGAGTGCCGTGCCGATTTGCAGCTTTAGATCCTCGATGGTGGCCTTTTGGCGGTCGAGTTGGTCGGCTGCGCTCTCGAGCCCAGGACCGATCTTGTCCACAGTTGCCTCCATGGCTTTGTTGAAGGCTTCAGCGTATGGCACACCAGCCGCCAAGTCCTCCTTCATCGCTTTGACATTGATGCCTACCTGTTCGAGTCCTTTGGTGGATTCTTTGGCGAAGGCTGCCTGGAGTTTGTCTGCGATCTCTTCAAAGGCCATGCCCGTTGCGTCGCTGAGCGCGTTGGCGTACTCAAGCTGCTTTGAGAGCTGGTCAATACCAACTCCCTGGCCTACGGCCTTGACTGCGCGCTCCATGAGCTGGAGCTTGCTGATTTCGCCGTCGGTGGCTTGCTGGAGTTTCATCATGTCCCCAGCCGCCGCCACATTGCTGAACGCTTTGGTGACGTTCTCTGCTTCAGCGGCCAAGTTGATGGCCTCCATGGCAAACTCCTGAATCTTACTGCCCGCAAATGCAGCACCGATCACACCGCCCAGGGCGGAGAACTGTCGGCTCATGTTCTTGATGGAATTGTCCACCTGGGTGATCCCACGGCGGAACTCGTTCACATCGAGTCCAAAAATTACATTAGCGGTCGTGTCTGCCATAACTTGATAAAAGAGCCCGAAGGCTGCTCACTTTTTGCTCTTCTTCAAAACGAAGAAGGTCTTGCTCACTCACCACCTTCTTGGTGGATTTGCCTGAGATGTTCACGATGACTGCGGCCAGCCATCTGGATCTCCTCCACTCATCCTTCTCCTTCTCGAGCCCGTGCTTGAGCACCGCGTCGATCTCATCCCTTGTCAGGCTTAGGGCATCCGCTTTGGATAGCCCAAGCCGCCCTACGAGCTGACCCAGTACGTCTACTGGGCCGCCCGCGGGGAAAAAGGGGCGTTGAGCCTCTCGGATAGTTCGGACAAGTCCCAGGCTCCCGCCATCATTTTGAATTCATCAAAAGATGGGCGATCCTGTACGTCCCAAAACTCTTGAGCGTAAAGCATAGCCATAAGGTCAGCCAAGCCGTACTCCTTGAGTGATGTGAGCGATTTGCCAGCCGTCTCCTCGAAAAGAAGGGCTGCTCCGAGCGTGAACTTTTTTCCCATGTCGCTCACGTCTTAGTTGGTGCCTACCGTCCAAGCTCCGGTGCCGTTCAGGCTGAAGCTCACTGATCCGTTGTCCTTGTCGGGCGTTCATTTCAAAAGAGCACTCGGTCTCTGATGCGAAGGCCTTGTAGGTGGTGCCACCGTCAGCCGATAGAAAAAGGCGAACTTCGCCTCCTGAGATTGTTGCCATGTCAGTAATTGATTAAAAAAGTGAAGTCAGCTGAGAGAATCAGGCTCTCATCCTGTTCGTTGTAGAAGATCTGAGCGGTCTCCATGTATGCCTGGGTGAAGGTCACCTCTGCGGCGACGCCCAAGGTTGCAGCGGCGCAGTCCTCGCCCTCGATGCTTCCAGAGTCCTCCAGGACCTCCTGGCGGTACATTGGGATGACGCGTGGGTAGTGCTGGAGGTGGTGGCGGATTTCTCCGAGCTCTGCCTGGGCCAGATCACTGTCTGCAAAGTGCAAGAAGAGAGTCACGTTCAAACGCTCGGCCTTGTACTCATCCTTGGTCTCTGTGACGTCGATGCCGTTGAGCGTGAACACAATGAAGTCCTCCGCAACGCCCTGAGGCGCGGCATACGAGTAAACGGGCACCGAGGCGGCTGCGTTCACTGCTTCGTACACATACTGGAGGTAGTTCATCGGAGGTTCTCTTTGATTCTCTTTGCTACAAATTTAGCAATTCTTTTCTGTGCTTTTGCGGGTACATCCGTGGCGTTCACCGCTTTGTCGAAGAATTCCTTGGCCTGGAAGTTTTTCTGGGTGCCTCCGAAGAGTTGCCATGGCGCGTAATATGCCCCTGATTTGTAGGATCCGCGCAGACCCACCACGACGTAGACCTTGCGATCGCCGCGGTTTGGGTATGCCCTGATGCTGGAGTATAGGTTGTAAAAAGACGCCCCCATCTTTGAGCGTTTCTTCTGACCCGCTTTGGCTTGCTCTTTGGAGCCCTCATAAGCGATTTGCCGGGCTTTTGTGACCAAGGGCTGGGCTTCCTTCATCAGAAGGCTTCTGAGCTCCTTAAAACGCATCTTTTCGGGCGTTGCCAGATTGCGGAGCTTGTCCCGGAATTGATCAAAGCTCTCGACCTTACCGCTCTCGCTTTTGATGTAGACGGTTTTACCTCGTGCCATTGTCGCGGAGCCTTGCCTTCACGATGATGAAGCGGCGCCGACCTTCGGGCACAACGCTCAAGATGTCGTAGTCCTCGGAGTTGTATTCGAGCTTCCAGTTCGGCTTCACCGAGTTGGGGTAGCGCAGACGCCAGAGGTAGATGGATGAGCTCACCATCTGATCATACGGCATGGATTCGGTGCCGGTGGATTCGCTCACGACACGCTCGGCATAATAGGTGCCAGCACTGGTCCACCCCTTGGTGGCCTGTCCTGAAGCGTTCACCGTAGTGGTGGGCTGGTACAGGGTGACTCTGAGGTCCAGCATTAGGAGAAGTTCTGGCGGTAGCGGAACGCTAAGCGGTCAAAGAAGCGCGTGCCATTGTATGGCAAGTCATCGCCGTAATCGTAGGCGAACTTAACGCGCTGGTAAAGGGCGAGGATGATGTCCTTCGAGGGTGCGGTTGTTCCCGCTGAGTAAACGATCACGAGGCGATCCGCCACTTCGTTAAAGATGAGCTGCTCGTTGATACACCCGCTGGACCGTAGGGGAGAGGGTAAACCTCCACCCCCACAGTGTCCGCGGTGACAGTTGCAGTACCTAAGATATAGCCCGTGTACGCGTTAAACTCCTCGACCGCTGCCTGGTATAGCATGGTCAGAAGCGCATCATCTGCGCTCCCGTCCACACGGCAGAAGGATTTGAGCTCCGTCAGGTTGACGGAAATGGGAGTGTATGCGCTCGTGACTACCATCTTAGTTTAGATCGTTACGTCCGTGGCAAGTGCGAAGGAAGCGTTGCGGAGAACGGCAACGTCCATGAAGCGCTCAACGTAAACCTCAACGATTGAAGACTTCATCTGAGAGTATGGGTCAACCATCAAAGTGGCGCCGCCCCAGAATCCGATCTGAACGTCTGAGAAGTTACCGAACAGGATGCCGTACGTGTCAGGCGTGCCCGTGGTCTTCTTAGATACGGTCGTTGAGTAGATGTTGTAGCCGTTGGCAGTCTTGACGGGGTCAAGCATGCCCTCAACCAGGAAGCGACCTGAACCAGCGTCGACCTTGGTCTTCTTCAGCTTAGCAACCACGTTCGGGTGCGTAACGTAAGCCAGGCGGCCGTCAAGGGCGTCGTTGGCTGCGAGAGCTGCTTCCATGTCAACCAGGTCATCGAAGCTGATGGCGCCAAGCGTCAAGGCTTGAGCGGCCAGCTCAGTGTAGATGCCAGAGGGCTGGTTTGAAGAGCCAGTTCCGTTGAGGACGGCGTTCTCCAGGCCTTTGTTGAACGACAGGTTGAGCTGCTGGATGATGCGTTGCTCGATGCCGCGAGAGTACTCTTGGCGGAGGAGTTGGTTCGACATTGAAGCGGTGATCACGGCGCGCTTGGGGCTCATGGTCACTTTGTCGAAGTTGATGTCCTGAGCGGTGTCGGCACCAGTTTCAGTCTGCCAGTTGAGGGCGTAGCTGCTGGTTTGCTTCGGGAACTCGACGTTGCCTACCAAGTTCTCAGCAACTGAGCACAGGCTCAAG